TTGTGCAACTACTGCGCCACCAACTGGGGCTCCTGTACTAGTGCTGGTAAACACCAATGTATCTCCTGAAGTTGTTAGTCGTGTGCTGTATATCATTTTTATTGTCTCTTAAAATATCATGCTAAAAACAAGAGCTTTGCTCTTGCTTATCAATTCATCATTCTTGCTGGTGTTTCTAAAATATACCCCTGTACTGCCTGCACCCACTGTGCCGCCATATACTAAACTGGCGTTGTTTACTGCCGCTGGAGTAGTGCCTGGATTGTCTAATTGCAGTGCGTAGGTAATTTCAACTTTTCCTGTACCGTTAGTTTCTAATTTGATATTACCGTTAGTATTAACTGTTTGAATTACAGTGGCATCAGGAATTAACGGATCATTTGGTGTTGGATCTTCTGTAAAGAAGTTTGCGCCGGCTAATTGTACTCTATTTCTAAAGAACTGTGCAACAATGTTATTGTCAATCACTACGCCCACTAGACTTTCTGCGGGCTGTAGGAAATACGGACCAATTGGAAATAATCCCGGGTCAATAGGATCGTTTATATCAAATGCTGCTGTACGTGTGTCATTTCTTAAAATTTGAAATGTTGGATTAGTTTGAATTGCATCGTCGACATATTTTTTATTAGGAATATCATCGTCATCGGTAACTTGTAATTCGTAGGCAGTTGTCCCAGCTACTTTAACAACTCCTGTACCAGTACCGATTAATGTTAAATCACCACTGTCGGTGTCAGCATTAGTTAGAATTTCTTTTAGTCTAACCTTACTAGAATTATAACCTGCACCTTCTTTAAAATTCCATGTTTGATCATTTTCGTCCCACAATAAAGACACATCTTGTGCAAGGCCGCGATCAACTTCGATACCAGAATATCTAAGACTAACACCATTACCCGTTTCACCAAAGTTTAAGGTAATGATGTTGTCCTGAATATTTAAATTTTCAACAGAGACGTTTAATGTGTCACCTTCGACAATAAGATTTCCAGTGACTCTAGTGTTGCCAACACCGGCGCCGGTATCTAGAGTTATTGTCGCTCCTTCTCCGGCTTTGATATTGTAGTCGCCACTTACTTGTATAAACTGTCCCATGCTTACTTCCTAAATTAAACTGCTGTTAGCACAATGTAGTCAGATGTAGAATCGTTTACAAGCTGCCATGTATAACGAACACCGTTAAAATCTTTGGCTGTACGCTTGTTAATCTTAGCCAATGGTGTTGGAACAGACCCGTTTCCACCAATGTATCCGTTGATTCTCATTTGACCGGTAGCGGAAGGAATTGCTGCTTGCAATACGCAAGGTCCAAGATTTGTACCTGCTTGATTTTTCAATGTAAAAGTTTTTGCACCACGCTGCTTGTAGATATAGGCATAGTTTGTTGAGTTGTTGTATGTAGCATCAGTATAGGCTGTTGTACCAACATATGCTTCAACTCTAACACCTGTTGCGCTTGAAGGTGTTCCAATTACATCAACACCGTTTACATCTTTTCTTAATGGACGTCCCATTTTGTTTCTCCTTAATATGACGTTCTAGGTCTACGCGGAGGGTACCGCATAAATCATTTCTAGATACTTTATTTATCCGCGACTCAGCATAGCCATTAACTCTAACTTTTCTACAGTGGTTATAACTTGATTGATAGCATCTATTTCTAGTTGCGCCTGTTCTAAATAGCTTCTGCTGTGTGTTTGTCTATGCAACACCATAATTTTGCTGTGCTGTTGTATGTGAGAATTTATAATTTTTTCTATTTGATACACATCGTGTGTAAACATAGGAAAGCGTTTGCGCCAAATTAAAAATTGGTTTCTTAATTTTACAAAATCGTGTTCGCTTTCTATTTGCATATTGATATTTAAGTCAAACAAAAAGGCTCCGAAGAGCCTTTTTGAATTTAGTGCAATTATTTCTAATACAGATTAGGTATAAGAAACACCAGCGATTGTTACTTGACCTAGGTAGTCTGCTGCATTACCAAGAGATGAAGCAGTATTTGTTAACTCAACATAACCATATCTGGTCATGAAAGAAACTACTGGCTCAAATGTGCTTGGATCTAGAACAACACCACTGCTCATCAATGGAATGTATGGGCAATAGAATGCTGCTGCATCAGATTCGCTAGAACCTTTATAACCGACAATAATTGCGCTGTCATCAGCAGCGTATGTGTTAACATACACTTTCATTGCGCTATTCAATGTACCAACAAACTTAGTGTTTGTAGGTGCTTCGAATGTACCTTCTGTTGTTCTTGCGAACGCAGAAGTTGTAGCACTTTGAAGAATTGTCAATGCTTGTGGGCTAACAACAGCCCAGTTTCCTGCACCGCGACGTGTACGCTGAGCGATCACGTTAGCAACACGGTTAATAGCAACTGCCAATGCGGCGTGCTCATCACCAACGAATGTAGCTGTACCAGACACTGCTGCCTGATTGTATGCTACTGTGTTACTTGCGCCAGAAGCTAAAGTACCTAGGCTACGTAGAACTTCTTGGTCGATCTCAGCAGTAATCTCTTGTGCAAGAGCTGCCATGATCTCAGCTTCGATGTCAATACCTTGTTGGGCTTGTGCATCTTGAGCTGCTTCGAATGTCCAGCGAGCTGACAACTTACGTGTCTTGGCTTCAACTGTTTGCTTCAAGATTTGGATGCTTAGTTTGTTACCAGCAACACCTTCTTTTGCTGCTGTAGCATCAGCTTTTCCTGGTGCAACACCAGAATAGCCTTCAGCAATCTTGAATGGGCTTAGTGCCTCTTCACCAGCTGTTGTAGATCCACCTGTGCCGTCACTGAATGTATCAGAGTAGCGAACACGTAGTGTGTGGATTTGACCAACTGGGCCAGTCATTGGCTGTACGCCAACTAATTCATTAGCGATGACCGTAGGCATCACACGTCTGATCACTGGAAGGATCACACGATTTAGGGTTGCAACGTTGCCAGCGGATGTAGCTCCAGCTGTGGCGCTCTCTGCCAAATACTTGCGGGTATTCTCTAGAGTAGCTGCCATTACTGAACGCTTGTTACCTTGAAGTCCTTCTAAAAGAGCTTCTTTGGTTTCCGACCAGCGTGACTCGAGTAATTGTGACATTATAGTTCTCCTTAAACTTTTAGTCCCGCAAGCCTGCGGATGTCAAAAATTTCAGCAGTTTTTTCTTCACTGCTAAAAGATTGTGCCTGTTTTTTATCGCCTGTCATTTCTTTGCCTTCTGTTAATGTTTTCTTAGCAGGTGCACCGCCGTTCATTACTGAAGGGATGTACTTGTCGTAAGCTGTGCGTAGTTTGTCTGTTTGAACTGATTCTAGTAATTCTTTCATTACTACACGCTTGTCTCCACTTAATGGGCCGAGCAATTCGCTCATAACTTCTTTGCGGCTCATTGCGTCTTGTGCAATACGTAGTTCTTGTTCACGACTTTCTACTAATTTTTGTGTTTCTGCAACAATCTTTGCTGCTTCTTCAAGTTCTTGCTCTTTTGTAGCAACCACTTTTAGAAGTTTTGCTGTTTCGCTTTTCTCATTGAGATGGCTTGCAGCATATTCGCTAGCGAAGCTTTCAAAAATTCTGCGACCAAAATCATTTCTGCGGGCAGCATCGATATCTTCACGCAACTGTACCATTTCAGATTTTAGTCCTTTAGAGACTGTTTCTTGAATGATAGCTGATGAGCGAGCAATAAAATCTTTCTTAACTTGTTCAAATCTAGCTTTGCTTTCGCGTACTAGTTTAACTTTTGTTTCAGCCAAGTCTTTCTTGTCTGCGTGGAATTCTGCGATTTCTTTCGCTAGTGCGTCCACGATAAAAGATTCTAATTTACCGACATTGTTAGCAACTGCTTTACGGTCTTCGTGTAATTCTGCAAGTTCTTTGCGCAAATTATTCAATACAAATGCTTCCATTGCTGTAGCATCTTCTTTCATTTTTTGTGCATACTTAGCACGGGCTTCGATAAGTCCTTGACGGTCTTCTGCTAGCTCTGATAGCTCTGCCTGTAGGCGGTCTGCTAACATTGCTTCTACAGCTTCAACCATTGCGGATTTGTCGTGCTCGTACTTTTGTGCAAATTCTTCACGTAGCGTGGCAGTGACTTGGTCACGGTTTTCTTGAATTCTGCTTTGCCAAGCGGTTTCAATTTCCGATTTAAGTTCTTCGGAAATCACATTGTTTTCAAACAACTGTTTAACGAAATCTAGCATGTGATTCTCCTACTGTTATTTGAGACCTCTGATGATCTTCACCAGACTCTCTGCTATGTATTTCTGTGCCTTTGGGTCGCCTTTGACTTCTTGTGCTATTCTAAATGCCTGATTTCCACCTAATGTATTCATTAAATGTTCGTATACTGGAGTTGGGTAAGCTCCCGGGGCGCTAGGTTGTGCTACAATATCAACTGTGATAATTTCAAAACCTTGAACATTACCACTGCCATCTACTTCACCGGAACCTCTACTCGATACACCCAACTTTACTCCCGACTCCAACATGGTCTGTACTAATTGACCCATTGGAGTTGGGATGATTTTAAGTTTTCCGTAGCCGTTAGGACCATCCATCCACATCTTGGTAATCATATGACTAACACGATCTAGATTGATTTTTAAATCCTGAGGATGATCTAACTCTCCGCAAACTGAATATCCGCCAGAGATCTGCTCGTTAAGCGTTTTGACAGCCTTGCCAATCTCTTGAGAAGAATAAATTCGCTGATTCTGATTACGGATATCTCCTTGAATGCAGATACCGTTCAGATGCAGCGATTTTTTATCGCCCTCGCCTTCGCTCTCCAAGACAATCTTTGCCTGGTCAAAACTCAATTGTTCACTGAGGGTAGTTTTCACCGTTGCGTCCTATTATCTACGGCCACGGAAAAGACTTGCTTTATCGACTGAACCGGAAGAACCACCTGCTCCGCTGAATTTACCTTCAGCTTCGCCTTTCTTCTCTGCACCATGACCTGGCTCTTTCTTACTGAAAGCACCACCTGCCTTGCCGCCTGGAACGTTGATATTGCCTGCGTTATCTTCTTTTGGGTTGCCTTTAAATAGGCTGGAACCCTTTAAATGTCCTTGATTGGCCAAAGTTACTGCTTCTTCTTTGCTTTGTGCAATGTTAGAAGCTGTGCCGCCCATGTCGTTTTTTCCTGCTACAATACTCTTTGTGTTGGCAGGACCTGCAGAGCCGCCTGTACCAGAGAATGTGCCTTCTGCACCACCCTTCTTCTCTGCACCATGGCCACCTGCAACTTTTTCTACGTACTCACGAACTGTGGCTAGATCGAAATCGTCTTTCATTTCGTCTGGTGGACCCATGTCATCACCCATGTCATCGCCGTTCATTGCGTCAAATTTGGCCTGTA